TCCATCTTTCTGCCGCGTCTTAAATAGCCCAGAAAAGCAGCCTTAGACTCGGAACAGATTTCGATTGCTCCACCATTAGGACGTACAGCTTTTTTCTCAAGTTCAGTTACCAATTTCTCGGTAGCTTCTTGCTTCGCTTTAATAGCGGCTATCTCGTCCATACTTTTTGTAACATCGTCAGCTATTCTATCTATTTGTTTAGCATCTAGGGCGTCCATTCTCTCCGCATTTCTGTCGGCTATATCTTGGACAGCCTTAATGCCAGCGGCAATAGAGTCAAGCTGTTCTTTAATTATATCAGGCATTTTTACCTCTTTAATAATTTATTAATATCATCCAGTTTCTTAGATATTTCGATTTCTCTAAGTTTACTGGTAACCATTTCGCGAACATCACGACCGCTGTCTTCACCTTCTGCATCGCGCGAAAATGACTTAATTTTAGAAATCAGTGCCTTTCTGCATGCATTAGATAATGGCACTGGATTTTTCAAAAAATTCTCTATGTCTTTCATGCACTTATAATTTTCAATATCTTTATAATCAAAATTATCGTCTTCCTGTAATTCGAGATCTGCTAGCCATTTAAACTCAAGTTTTAGCTCACCATTAGACTTTAAGGGACTATCTAACTCCATCTTGGCATAATAACGATTAATATGGCTGGCAACTTTTGTTTTATCTGCTGATGGTATTTGAGTTTGATTTAATCTCGCTGCCGCATTAAAAATTGCTCTAGGAATTGCTGTTAGCTTGCCATCTACCACGTCAACAAACGGTAATTTGTATGATCCAAAATTATTTGGATTATCCGAATCATACCAAAAAAATGCATTTCGATAGGTCGCGCTTGGCTCATCAGCGGAATTAGTAGCTGCGCGCACTCTATCACGGGCATCTGATGCGCTCCATGGCCTATTGCGATCTGCTAATGGTAAATCCTTAAAAGGCGTAGCACCCTTTACTTCTAGAATATTTGCTTGATCATTCATTGGTTCTGACACAGGTGATACCTCCCATAATTCAAGTTCTTTTAGATCTGAGCCGCCATATTTATTGTTAGCTTCTTCTAAAATCGAATAGCCTATAGATAAATCCTGAATAACTCCTTGTTTAGCAAGTAGATAAGTCTCCATTCCTTTCTGAACGCCTAAATTGATTTCCCCTTCTACATAAAGACCTTTAGAATCATCTCTAACTAGATTAATGGGCCAACCTCCAATAACAGACATTCTGTCATGCTGAAAATACATTCGTATTTTACGATTATTGGACTTATGGCGCTTAATGCTTTGAGTAAATGCGCCAGGCAGAACTACGTCCCCACCCCTGTCAACATTCCCGTAAGTTGAGGCATAGCCTTTAATAATGCCAAAATGCCCATCTTCCCTTTCTATCTCTTTAATTTCTTTTTGCTCAAAAGCAAATATCTTATGATGGATTACCTGGCTATTTGTGCCCTTAGTTTTACATACTTCACACATATTTTTATCTCTTTTTGGATAATATTTATAAAAATTGTCATCTAATGGCTAATTGTAACAAAAATATTCTGAAAAGCAAAAAGTTAGAATAGCATTGTTGTATAGGTACCCGCTGTATATTTCAACAGCGGGAGAATATCTGGGATATTCTTTCTTCCGTGAGCTAACAAAATGATATCCTTGTAATAGCTACAAGGCACGATAAGTTTAATAAACCTGACAAGGATTTCAAGGTGCCGTAAAATTGATTTGACAAAAGCAAATAATTGTGTATAATAGCGATCTAAATTAGGAGAAATTAAGCCGTTGCGAAGAATGCGGACAACAAATATTAAATTATTATGAATAAACAACACCATGGGGAACTAAATGAAAGACGTAACAGCCATGATAGTTGGCACAACCAAAGAAACTAATGGGAGGAATAACACCATGGGACTAGACATGTACTTATATGAACTAACTAAAGTCAATCAATGGCGCAAGGCTAACCAGATACATTGTTGGTTTGTGCGCAATATCCAGGATAACAATGACGACTGTGATTTCTACTTAATCAAAAAAGCAGATATCCAGAAGCTATACAAAACTATTGAGGAAGTTTTAGAGGATAACAAGCTAGCTAAAGAGCTATTACCTGTTATGGATGGCTTTAACTTTGGCAGTCGTGAATATGACGAATATTACTTTGCTGAGCTTAAACGGACTCAGTGCATGCTTAAAGACTTTTTAGACAACTGGGATGATAAGCATATTTATGTTTATCAAAGTGAGTGGTAGAAAAAACGAAGGAGAATAAATAAGATGCCTAATAATATATGCAACTGCTGTGAAGAAGAACAAATATCAGAAGAGTATCAACGCTTTGGTTACTGTACAAAATGCGGAGATTTTCAATGCAATATGGAGGCAGCAATAATTAGATTAATAGTTGACCATGAAGGCCTAAATAAAACTTTTGAGTTTATTAAGGAATCTAATGATCCAACCATTTTATCAACAAAAAAACAGCAAGAAATAGCAATAAATCATTACAACAACCAAGGAGAAACATAATGAGAAAATTAAACACAAGAGATCTTTTTTTGGGATTAGCTGCAATGGGCATAGGATTTCTAGTGGCAAGGGCTATCATATTTATTGACAGGCAGATAGAGCCACAGACTAAGACTCTAAATATCTACACTGTTTACTACCAAAACGGCCATACAGATAAAATACAAGCATCATCCATAGATGTTGAGGATAATTACATCTATTTCAATGTGCCTGACGTTGGAACAGTTGGGCTAGTAAATAATAAGCAAATCCAAAAGATAGTTACAACAAAAAAGGAAGTATTGCATGAAAGAGAATGATCTATTTAATTGTGACGAGCCAACCTGCCCTGTATGCAGGGCCGTAGATTATGATTGGTGGGAAAATTCAGAATTAGATGGCGATGGCGATACATCTATTGTTGAATGCCCAAATTGCGAAACTACTTATAAAATTATAATGGGTGTATATGTGGATTTCGATTGCCACTTAATTGAAAGAGGAAATATTAAATGATTGATACTATATCTATAAATTGGGAAGCATTGGGGGCTGAGTTCGCAAATATGGAAGATACGAAACAAGCAAAATTTTTTGAACAGTTTGCAAAAGAAATAAATAGGTGGCCCTCAAGCTACCATAGAAATATGCAGTTAATGGCGGTAAGCGATAGATTATCTGACAACGCTAAAATTATTTTAGAAGGTCTGCTACCTTCGTTATGGTATTCGCAAGAAGAGTGAGAAAAATAAGAATATGATGGACTTCATAAAAACAACTACAGCTAAAGCGACAATATGCCACAAACCTGATAGACAAATAGTTTTCTATTGTGGGAGTTGTAACCATAGGATACAAAGATCATATAAGGTTCATAAAGATAAAAAAGAGTTCACATGTCCGCAATGTTTAGCTATAAATAAAATAGCCCTCTAACAGTGACAAACGAGGGCTACAAGTCTACACACTCAACGTGAATTTTATGAAAAAACTCATTAATATTTTAACAAAATGAGAAAATAGATCAATGAAAAATATAAGAAACTACTTTAGGACGAAGAAGCAGAAATATAAAATAGCAAAAGAGTATGCGCAAAAGCACATTATGATTGAACTTATTACTAACTGCGGATGCTCTCAAAAAATATGTTCTAGAGTTAACAGTATTAATGACTACGTCCCATCACATTTTTTTACTGTAAAAATACCAAACAAGATTTCATTATCTCCTTCGCCTGATAAAAAGATTAAAATCAAATCATGCTGTAACAAAGAAAAACGTTTTGAATTTATGAATCATCATTATAGCATTAATGATGTTTATGTTGACCAAACAGAAGAAATGATGTCGATAGTCTTATCTACTTTTCAGTATCTAGAGGTTACAGACTAACTTCTCTTAATACTCTTAACAGAAGAACATCGACAGTTAATTGTATTGTTAGGTGTTGCGCCTAAAGAAGTGTCACCAGGAAAGCGTAACTGCTGACCACCAACAGTATAGACCCCATTAAAATCTACCGTCTGGAGATCTGCGGCTGCATGTGCCGCTCTTGTTCGACTATCTAAAATCGGGACCCAGGTTTTTTCGATTTTGTCTTTGGCTAAATCTATCCCTGCTTTAACAAACACTGCATTATTTCTGACCAAGGCATCCATTTCGACATGCTTAGCATTCTCCGCCGCTTGCTGAGTTTGTGTAATGCCAATAGTTGGCAATCTACCTTTTGAGTCAGTAATAAATTTATCTTTGGTCTGCTTCGCAACGTCTTTATTAGTTAAGGGGATACCAGCCGCAGCAGCACTAACAATAATCTCTTGCAAGGCATTATTGAGAGTATCTTTGGTGGTGTTTGCTATTGAGGTACGTGACAAATGGATATCTCTCAATTGGGTGACTTTTTGAGTAGCCACAATTTGATTATTGATTTCGGTCGCGTTGACTGGCTCCCCTAAAGCTTTACGCACTTGGTTAATAAATTTATTAGATGTCGCTGTATAATTTTTATTTAAGATCTCATTGAGTTTTAACTCATGCTTTAGCATATTTGGCGTCCCGCGCGTATCACGGTACATGCGTTCAAATTCACGTGCTATTGGTAAAAAATAACCAGCTAATAAAGCAGCCATAAGTATACGTTCGCGTTTAATTTTAGCTGCCGTATCTTTAGCTGCCGCCAATTGTTTATCTTTATCTGTTGTATTATAAGCCATCGGCCTATAATCCCTCTTGATTAGCTATTGCCTCTATTTCTGCGTCTGTATAGCGTCTGCCACCATCAGCATTTAGTTGATTTTGCATTAGCGTTACAAACTGCTCACGAGACGCAAAAGATTTTGCATCGTCTCCTGTCGTCTCGCCCGCAGTAGCCAGGGGGACAAGATTGGCAGGCACGAGAATCTCATCTGCCCCTGGCGCATCCTCAAAGTCTAACATCTTGCGTTGCTCATTATATGACAAAATACCCATAGTGTTAAGTTTGGCTAGCTGGTCAAGTTTACGGGGTTCTAAGACTGGGATCTTGGATATATCGTAAGTAATAATTTTGCTTTCGCTGTCTGGATAGTGATATATCAGCGCCCTGGTCAACTCTGCAAATATCTTGTCGGCTAATGGCAATATAGCCTTGTCGTAAAATAAGATCCTAGCAGTATCCAAGTTGGCCATTGTCATAACCTCCTCGCTAAACAATGGCGTAGGGATGTTAAATCTCTTATAAATCATTGCCTCAGCATCTCGGCGTAGCTCCACAAAATCCATATCCTTACCACCGCTACCAAGCTGCGTATAGTCAACAGGTGCGTTCAAAAATCCTATTCGACCCGCATTCTCCGCGCCAGCATAAAAGTTATGCACTTTCTCTCTTAGTCTCTCTTCGCTGTCCGGATCTAACACAAACCCATCATCTTTCATTGTTATCAGTCCGCTCGGATTGCCGCCGCGCATCAAAATAGAGAGGTTATGTACACTGGTCTTGATATATTGCTCTATTTCGTAATAAATTGACTGGAGATATGATGTGCCTCTGACATTGGTCAATGCGCCTTTTCTGCTCAGGCGTTTCATTTGATAGATTTCTTGCGTGACAGGCTGGTTGTAATATCTAAATGTGCCATTAACTTCATTGCGCTTAAATTTAATTGAGTTTGCATTTGCCTGGTACCAATAAGAGTCAACAAATCCATCCGCGCCCTCAAGAGGATTAATAGCCATAGGGTTTACAACAAAAACCTCAAGCGGTAGTTTATTGCCACCAAGTGTAGATAATAAATATGTTTCACCAGTGACCAAATAAAGCATGGTCATCCTTTCGGCCCAGGATTGATAAGACTCTACAGGGTTAGGTTTGTTTAGTAGATCTAGGACAGGATGGTCATGCTCAAACTCGCCAGTTTCCACGTCTAGTATAATTGGTTTAATTTTTTGAATTTCTTGCACTGTTTGGTCAACTGCATCTGAAAGCGGAGCGCAGATATCATAGTAACGCAACAAAGTATAGACCGCCAAATCGTGATATCCGTTACCCAACAGATAATCGACAAACGCCTCACGATCCCACGCCGAAAGATTTTGCTGAGGACCACGTGGCGTGTTTTGATAGTAATCATTTGATTTTTGTTTACGTTGAAATATATTTAATAATTTCATGGCACACCTTAAGCAGATTTTCAGCCACTAAGTATAAGTTATTGAATACTATAACGCAATGAGGCTATTTCTTTTTAGCATGTTTTTTATTATTTGTACTTTTAGCAACTAAAGGAAAAATATGCTGAACTATCTTGCCACCACAATATAAATCGTGCTTAATTGCGGCCTCTACTGCTTGTTCTTCAGTTGCCCCAACTGACAATGCGCCTAAAGAG